ATCAACATGGATAGGGATCTACTGAAAGCGTTTTATGCAGTAATCTCGAAACAGGCGGAAGATAGGAAAAATGCCGGTCGTAGTAGAAGGCGTACCTGAGTTAAAGAAAGCACTCAGAAAGTTCGCGCCTGACCTATTGAAGGAAATGAACGCTGAAATCAAGGTGGCGTTAAAAGAAGTCGTTAAGGATGCACAAGCAAAAGTTCCCGGACAGGCTCCCGGCGGTTTGTATAATTGGAACGACAATGGCATGGAAGCCCAATCACGCACAAGCCGTGAGCGCGGGTTTCCGAAATACAATGGTCGCGTAATCCGTAAAGGTTTGACCTATTCAATCGGCAGACAAAAAAGAAACCGTCAAGGTTTCGCCAGCTTATATTCATTGTTAAACAAATCAGCCGTTGGAGCAATTGTTGAAACATCTGGTCGCCTAAATGCGTACGGCAGACCACAGGCAGGCAACAGAAACAGCAAGAATAGCAAGCAGTTTGGTTCTAGCAATAATCCTGATGCTGGACGTAGATTCGTTGGTGCTATGAATGGCGTTGGTCCATTGAAGCAATATGACAAATTCAATCGTGGCAGAGGACGTTTGCTATATGCGGCTTATGCTGAAAACAATGGTAAGGCGTTGGATGCAACGTTCAAAGCCATTGACAAAGCGGCTAGGTTATTTAAGCAACGTTCGACAATGAGAAGGGCGGCATAATGTCAAATATTCGCATTGATATTGCTTCCGAGTTTAAGGATAAAGGGTTTAAGGCAGCTGAGAAGCGCACAACAAGCCTGAATCGTAAGTTTGATAATTTAACACGATCCGCTCGCCGCACGTTCATCGCTATTGCTGGTTTTCAGGCTTTACGCCGTTCGGTCGAAGCATTTGCCGCTGAGGATAAGGCAGCCAATAAATTAGCCGCAAGCCTACGCAATTTAGGCTTAGCGTATAACACTAGGGCAATTGAAGAATATTTAGAATCAAGCGAAAAAGCCACAGCAATAAACAAGGATCAATTGTCGCCAGCAATCGCACAATTGATCAGCACAACGCTCGATGCACAAAAGTCCATGTCATTGCTCAACTTGGCAATGGACATTTCGACCAGCACCGGACGTGATCTCTCATCTGTAACAACTGCACTTAGTAGAGCGTACAACGGCAACTTCACATCATTAGGCAAATTGCAGACTGCCTACACCGCTGCCGAACTAGAAGCAATGGGCTTTAACAAGAGTATTGAGGCATTAAGCACACAGTTCTCTGGCGCAGCGCAAAAAAACGCGACAACATATTCTGGCAAAATTGAATTGCTTAAGATTGCTTTTGGCGATGTAGCAGAGGAAATTGGCAAGGGTATTCTGTCTTTCCTTACTAGCTTGGGACAGGGTGATTACAACAAAGGTTTACAGAAACTCGTTGATTTCGGCTCAGCCATTGGCGATGTCTTTAGGCGTGCAGGAGTAAGCATTGAATACACAAAAGCGTTGTTATCTACCGGTTTCCGTATCGATGAAGAAGAAATGCGCAAGCTCGATGAAATTCGTGCGCGTTTTAATAACCCACAGGCAGCCGCTAACCGTGTTGCCAATAGTTCAGCTGCTAATCGTCAATTCTTAGCCGATTATCGCAAACAACAAACATTACAAAAGAAAATAGAAGCAGATCGTAAAAAGGCAGCCGCCCTAGCAGCTAAAGCAGAAAAGGAAAAAGCCAAGCGTGAGCGTGAAGCTCAAATGCTCAAGCGAGCTGGAACCATCTTCGATTTAGAAAATATCCAAATCGTTGCAGCCCTACAAGGGCAAATCGATGGTGAACAGCGTTTGCGCCTAGTTGCCTTGCTTGCGTTAAACAACGGTATAGCAGAGGCAGCGGAGAAGGCGGCATCTGCGGTCGTTGCGCTTAACGCGCCAGCCTTGGCAAACCTTGGAGTAATTGTCAGGACAGGCGATACCATTGAAACGGTTATCGGTAAGTTAATCAACGCACAAGCAAGGGTGGCTTTAGTAGATCTAGGCATTAGTAACATTCCTAAAGCCAAGAATCCTTTTGAAGCATGGGATAAAGTATTTAAAGACATCATTTTCAACCTAGATACCATTGCTGAAAAGTTAAAGAAAATGCCAAGCGTAAGTGCTAATGCTCAAACAGGTATTACAACTGCTCCAAGCACGACAGCGCCAGCACCATCGTTTACTGATCGTAATGCTCCAATTCCCCTTTTCCCGGCTCAGCCAAGCATCGGAGAAGGTCCCGGTAAACCATATCTGCAAAACCTATCCCCTGATTTGCAAGACATCTTCGCTGGTCTTGGCATCAACTCCAAGACCTTGTTTGATTTGCAAATCGGTGCGGAGAACGATAACCCGATGGTGATTGTGAACGTTCAAGGATCTGTTACAACTCAGGGCGACCTAGTGGAAGCCATTACCGATAGCCTTTATAAATATCAAAAGAGCGGCAAGAGCATCCTTGTAGGCTCGGTAGAGTTGTAATGCCAGCACCAACAATCCGCGTATTCGTGGACTTTGATAGCGATACCGCGTTTGAAACCGACCCGCTGATCCTTGGATCTGCAACTGAAGGCATCCTTGGTACTAACCGCCTAGGATCTGGAACCTTGCCGGTTGAGATTACAGACTTGGTAACTCGCGTAGGCATCCGGCGCGGTCGTAATCGCATTACGTCAAAGTTTGAGTTCGGCAGCGCAGATGTGGTCTTATATGATCAAAACGGCGATTGGAACCCAACTAATAGCGCAGGCGCTTACTACCCCAATCTTGTGCCATTACGCCAAATCATTATTTATGCAACGTATCTGGGCGTGGATTACTACATCTTTTCAGGATATATCACAAACTACGACACAGGCTTCAGACAGGGTAACGAGGATGTAAGCACGGTAACCCTTCGCTGCGTGGATGCCTTCAAACTGCTTGCAGGCTCGGCAATAACAACCGTGGCAGGTGCAGGCGCAGGGCAGCTCTCAGGCGCTCGCGTAGATGCCCTTTTAAACGCCGTAGAATGGCCTATAAGCCTTCGAAACATCGATATTGGGGAAAGTACCCTACAAGCCGATCCCGGCACGTCTAGGAACGTTTTAGAGGCATTACAGACGGTCGAGAACAGCGAGTTTGGTGGCATATTCATTGACGGTGAGTCCAAGATCAATTTTGTCGATCGTAACTCACTCATCACTAGACCAGCCACTTCGGTTTATACGTTCAGCGATACAGGCTCAAACATCTCATACACCAATGCAGTCGTGGCTTTTGACGATACCACCATCGCAAATGATGTGACTGTGAACCGCTTGGGCGGAACGGCACAGAACGTATTTGATCAACCTTCCATAGATAAATACTTTTTGCACTCAGGCATCCGGGAAGGGATCCTCGTTCAGACTGATAGCGAGTCCCTAAATCAAGCTCGCGGCATCCTAGCCACACGCAAGGATCCTGAAGTTCGAATCGATAGCATCCAACTTAACCTGTATGACGATAGCAACCCAAATAAGCCCTTGGCTGGCGTGGACATCGACCTATTGGACGGCATCACGGTTATCAAGACCATGCCGGGATCTACCAGCGTTACACAGCCTAGCCTTGTAAACGCCATTCATCACGACATTACGAAATCAAGCTGGAACACAACCCTATTCACATCCGAGCCTTTATTAGCCGGTTTCGTGTTAGATAGCACGATTAGCGGTATACTAGGCGAGGACGTGTTGAGCTACTAAGGAGACACATGGCAGGCGCAGGATATAAGTTATTTCAGACGGGCGATGTCTTAACCGCAGCTCAGGTAAACACATACCTAAACGAGCAGACCGTTATGGTCTTTGCAAGTTCGGCTGCACGCACCAGCGCGCTATCTAGCGTATTAGCCGAAGGAATGGTGTCCTATCTACAGGACACAGATGCAGTTGAAGTTTACAATGGCACAGCATGGGTTTCTATCGGTTCATCTGGCGACATTACAGGCGTTACAACAGGCAGCGACTCAGGTTTGACAGGTGGCGTTACTTCAGGTACGGCTGACCTTAAACTTCAATTACAGTTCAACGCACAAACAGGCACAACTTACACACTTGTAGTTGGCGACCTAAACAAGTTAGTCACCTGCTCCAATGCTTCAGGCATTACAGTCACAGTTCCACCTTCAGTATTTTCCGCTGGTAATCAAATCCATCTGCAACAAATCGGAGCGGGACAAGTTACCTTTGCACAAGGCGCTGGTGTGACAATTACTTCAACAGGTGCTACCGCATCTGCACCTAAATTGAGAAAACAATATTCAGCTTGCACGATTATTTGCACCGCAAGCAATACCTTTACTATTTTAGGTGACCTTGCCTAATGCCAATTCTGGGTATTCTTGCGAGTTCCACAGCAGTAGCCGCAGGTTCTTTTGAGTCTATCGCTACTGTGACTGTTGGTGCTGGTGGTACTAACACAGTAGAATTTACAAACATACCAAGCACTTATAGTCATCTACAGATAAGAGGACACGTTAGACAGAATGTTGCAGGAAACACTATTGGAGATGGTTACATTCGTTTCAATGGCGACACTGGTTCTAATTATGCAATGCACGTTTTAGAAGGATTTGTAAGCACTGGCGGCACTGCAACTGTTGGTTCTGGTGCTGCTACGGCTGGAGCGCCTACATCTCGTTCTGCATTTAGGTTAGTTGGTTCTGGTTCGGCTACTAGCATATTTAGTCCTGTAATTATTGACATTTTGGATTATGCAAATACTAATAAATACAAAGTACAACGCTCTCTAAGTGGTGCAAACAATAATGCAGTAGAAAGTTGTATTAATTTTCAATCAGAACTATGGCTTTCAACATCCGCTATTACTTCTATTCTTATTGGAAATATCCAAGGTGGATTTGGCTCTACAGTTGGATGGGCTGAATATACTCATTTCGCCCTATACGGAATTAAGAGCGCATAATGCCAACAACATACGAACCGATTGCGACTACAACGCTAGGTAGCGCACAAAGTAGTGTGACGTTCTCTAGCATTAGTGGTAGTTATACGGATTTGATTTTGGTTATGAACGCAAAGGGAACAGGATTTACAGGTTCGGGAACTTATCCGTATGTCCGCTATAACTCAGACTCAGGCACAAATTACTCCCGCACTTACTTATCAGGCAATGGTTCAGCTGCTTCATCTGGTCGAGGAACTTCAGAAAATCTGCAATATCTTGTGGGTGGGACTTATATAGATGGAACTTTTGCGTATAACTCCATCACTCATTTTATGAATTATTCCAACACAACGACCTATAAAACAATCTTGTCAAGAGCCAATAATTCAGGCGTCCAAGTAGATGCATTGGTTGGATTGTGGCGTTCTACCTCTGCCATTACTTCAATTATTGTTTATTCATCTAGTGGTAATTTTGATACAGGCTCAACCTTCACTCTCTACGGCATCAAGGCGGCATAATGGCTAATACTTATGAAGCAATTGCGACTGTGACTGTGGGTGCAGGTGGGGCTAGTAATATTGAGTTCACGTCAATTCCTGCAACCTTCACGGATATAAAAATTGTTGTATCTGCAAGAACAGACGTAGCAGACGTGGCAGATGATTTGGCTGTTCAAATAAATAGTGATGGCACGGCTGGTCGCCATAGCTGGCGGATTATATGGGGTAATGGCAGTTCTGCTAATAGTGGAAATAGTACTTCTGACTCAAGAGGTCACGGGGGTTGGGTGAGTGCTGCAAATGGAACAACATCAACATTTAGCAGCAATGAAATTTATATTCCAAATTATGCAGGTTCAACCCAAAAATCGTTTAGCACAGAAGGTGCGCAGGAAAACAACACCTCAAGCGCACTTATTTCTATGGCTGCTAATCTATACAATCAAACAACAGCGGTAACTTCCGTAAAATTATTTAGTAGAAGTTATCCATCAAGCAAATTTGTTCAATACTCAACCGCTACCCTTTACGGAATCAAGAACTCATAAGGAGAAAACAATGCCAACAAAACTCGTAGTAGATTGCTCAACAGGTGCGGTAGAGGAAATCGAACTAACCGCAGAAGAAATCGCTGAAATGGAACTAGCAGCACAACAGGCTGAAGAACAGAAAGCCCGTGAGGAAGAAGAAAAGGCTGCTAAAGAAGCCGCTCGCGCTGAGATTTTGGCAAAGCTCGGATTAACCGCCGAAGAAGCTGCGGTGCTGCTTGGCTAAGTTGTGTAAAGCGGGGCAACAGCTGAGAGAGCAGATTGACGATGCGTTCCCCGATAGAGATCGAACTTCAGACGGCTGGATCGGTGATGCGAAGCATGCTGCTCGTCACTCCGATCACAATCCTACTGTTGAAGGCATTGTACGTGCCATCGACATTGATGCTGATCTTAGATCCCACAAATCCGAAGCGTTCGACCTTGCTGATCAACTTCGATTACTTGCCAGATCTGATAAACGAATTTCTTACATAATCTTTAATGGCAAAATTGCCTCATGGCGTGGCAATTACAAGTGGAGAGTTTACAAAGGCATCAACCCACACAAAACGCACATACATTGTAGTTTTACTGCCAAGGGCGATCATGATGGCAGCATGTTCAGAATCCCCTTACTAACAGGAGAACCTATCAATGGGACAACTAAAAGCAGTAGCCGCAAGTTGGGCAAGATCCTTTCTAGCAGCCGGAATAGCAACATACCTAGCGGTAGGTTGGGATGCACCTGCAATTGTCAATGCGGCTCTGGTCGCGAGTCTGCCGGTCATCCTGCGGTATTTAAACCCTAACGACACCGCTTTCGGAAGGCGATGACACCGGCAGAATGGGCAGCTTTTGTTGCTGCCATACTTTCATGCTGCGCCCTTATTGTCGGGGGACTGCGTTACATTATTCGTCATGAAGTGCCGGGTATTTTGGAAGCATCAAACATCGTGTCGCGCATCGATAAACTTGAGCGCATGGTCTTAGAATTGCTTACTAATGAGCGCAAGAAAACCAACAAAAAGCGAACTAGCCGCTAAGCGCAAGCGCAAGGAAAGCGCAGCGCGTAAGACAGGCGAACCGCTAAAGCCCATCGATATTTGGGCTACACAAATTGTTGAGTGTTATGAAGCTCTAGTCAGGGCTGGTTATGGTGAAGATAAGTCGCGCTGGTACATAGAGGAACAGATGCGCCTTCCCGATTGGATTATCCCTAATCCAGATCAGTCGCCCTACGAGGATGAGGATGAAGACGATTAAGCGCATTGTCGTTATATCGGATTTACAGGTTCCCTACGAAGATAAGAAAGCAGTAAAGAATGTCGCCCAATTCATCAGAAAATACAAGCCTGATGACGTTTTATGCGTGGGCGATGAAATCGACTTCCAAACAATTAGCCGATGGAGTTCCGGTCGGGATGAGTGGTCTGGAACCATTGGTCGAGATCGTGACAGAACTGTCGAAGTTTTATCCGAACTGCAAGTTCAACATCTCAGTAGATCAAACCACAGCGCAAGACTCTACAACTCCCTAAGCAAGCGCCTTCCGGGACTCATTGGTCTGCCTGAACTAACCATCGAGCGGTTTCTACGGCTTGACGAATTAGGCATTACCTACCATCACAAGCCTTATCAGTTTCACGAGAATTGGGTGATGGTTCACGGGGACGAGCAGAGCACTAAGCCACAAGGGGGTTTAACAGCCCTAGAAGCCGCCAAGAGGCATGGTAAGTCGGTGGTATGTGGTCACACCCATAGGCAGGGTATTTCGTCCTTTACAACGGCTTCTGGGGGCGTTTTAACGGGTATCCTGACAGGCTTTGAAGTAGGTCATTTGATGGATGTTACAAAAGCCAGCTACACACGTGGGACTTTCAATTGGCAGCAAGGATTTGGCATTATTTACATTGATCGTAAACGTGTGCAACCGGTCGCCATTCCAATTGAACGAGATGGCAGTTTCATAGTTGAAGGTAAACGTTTCGGCTAACGGCGTGTCGCTGTTTGACAAATAGCAATTAAACCCTTCAAAATAGGATTTGAAATCCTATTTGAAAGGGGATATTCATGGGCACAATACGGTTCGACCGTAAGTCCGGTGCATATACGGACGGTAAACACTATGTGAAGGCATCCTTCATTAGAGAATATGCAAAATCAAAGCTAGGCATAAGCCAACAGCGCGGCAGATTAAGCCGTGAAGTATTGGCTGCGTATTTCCTTGATGTTCATGGGGTGAGCGCAGATGTCGAATAACTTAACTGCCGAACAAATCGCTTACATCATTGCATGGTTATTTGTTGGGCTTCTATTAGTGTGGTACTTAGCAAGCAAAATCTATGAGAAGGGCTATCAAGATGGATGGGCAAAAGGGTACGTCAGAGGCAAAGTCGTTCAAAGCGAAAGATTTATTGACTAATGCAGCCGACATTATTGACGAGCGAGGATTTGAGTACGGACATCCCGCAGTTAATATCAAGCGCATCGCTGAGTTATGGTCTAGCTATTTCCAACGGGAAATTGATCCGTTGGACGTGTGCATCGCAATGGCATTGGTCAAGGTATCGCGGATCATTGAAACTCCAAAAAGGGATAGTTTTATTGATCTCATCGCCTATGCGGCACTTGCCGGTGAAGCGGCGCTTGGAACGGATTGGGCTGATTATGGCAAAGATTACGCCGAGTAAAAGAGGAACTTGGTGCGATTACTGCAAACAAAGATGGGGCGTAAGTGATGTTCGGGGTCAAACGCAAGCGGTTTGGACGATCACGTCATTTGTCCACGGGAAGGTCATTGACAGGCATTACTGTTTTACTTGCGCTAGGGAAGTCCAAACGTGGCACGATGGCACGACATGGACTTTTAAAGAGCAACTTGACTACAAAGAAGGGAAACAAAAACTAGATGTTCAACTTGGAGAACTATGAAGATGTTGATACGCGCATCCATGCTTTTTACTCACAATTTGAGGATGGGGCGATACTTACAGAGCTTATTAGTAATGATGAAGAAAAAGGAATCGTTGTCTTTAAGGCGGTTGCTTATCGTACCCATGTCGATAGCAGTCCTTCCGCTATTGGTTATGCGCGTGGCGCTCGCAAGGATCGTGGCGTTGATCGTGATTTTTGGTTTGAAAACTGTGAAACTTCTGCAATTGGGCGATGCTTGGCAAATCTCGGACTATCTGCTAAAGGAAAGCGAGCAAGCAGTCTGGAAATGGCTAAGGTTAATGACGCTAAAGCAAATCCTGCACCCATACGCGTACGCACCGAAGAACAAAAGGAATTTCTAAGTGCTACCAACAAAGAAGCTGAAATCATCTGGGATACAACAATTGAGCCACCGGCTGACATTGAACCCGCTTTTAAGGATGCAGTTGATCTTGTTCAGCAGACATTTTCTGCCGAGCCTGTGCCGCAATGTAAGCATGGTTCTCGTGTCTTGCGTGAAGGCGTTGGTAAAAATGGTGCTTATCGCGGTTGGGGTTGCAGTCTTCCTATGAAGCGTAAAGCCGAACAATGCAAGATGTTATGGATGGTCATCGATGCTAGTGGCAAATGGCATTTCAGACCTGAAGATGAAGATTTGGTAGCGGGGTGATGAAATGTTGGTATTAGATAAAGCGATTGACGTGTGCGACAATTGTAACGAGCCTATAACTGCGGGGGCAGTAAAGCCGTGCGAATGTCGCACCTGTCATGTGAGGACTAACTAATGAAGCGTTCACGTAAAGTTCGGGGTCGTGAAAGCGAGCGTATATTAGCACAATATCTACGTGATCATGGATGGGAACACGCTCACCAAGTAGGATCAGGCGCGGCAGGCAGCGATATTCAAGGAATCGAAGGTCTTGATATTGAAGTCAAATCTCGTACTAAATTTGATCCCGCTGCGACAATGAAGCAACTACGTGACAGAAAGACCACGGGACTAGGCGTAGCCGTCATGCGCCTAAATGGTCAAGGGGAAGCTGCCATCGATGATTGGGTGGCAGTTCTCCGAGTTGAAGATCTTGTCTACTTACTCAAGGCAAATGGCTACTGAACCTAATTTAATTCACCGATGCACAGGCTGTGGGTTATGGATCTACGGCAATCGTGAGAAATGTGAGTCATGCACAAATGTCGATAAATAGACAACGACACGCCGCTCTGACCTGCGGTTTTGTTAAACCCCTTGACATGGCTGGTATGATCAGACCGCTTGCGCGCCTGAGAGGCAGCGCACTTCGCGGACGATCATTAGGCAGAGCTATTGTCATTTTAGCGTTGCTAATGACGATAAGCCTCGGCATACCATATAAAACAAATGCTAATCAAAAGCCGTTTAACGTTATGAATATCAAGTTATATGCATACAACAAACTAAGTTGGGCACAGTTTGAGTGTTATAACTGGCTTATACATCATGAGAGTAGATGGAACTATAAGGCTAAGAATGGTAGCCATTATGGTTTAGGTCAGATGAGATCTCAATGGTATGGAACACTTAACCCATTAAGACAAGTAGATGTGCATTTAGAATATATAAAGCACAGATACAATGGAAA